CGTTCGCATCAGGGACAGGGACAGGGACAGGGACAGGGACAGGGACAGGGACAGGGACAATATCAAAAGAATCATTCTTATCAGCATCGATCGGCTAGACCGATGGATGCTCCCTCCTATTCCTTTCAAAATCGTTCACGAAATGTGACTGCCGCAATGGGAACTGCAACAGGAACTGCAACTGCCACAACTGCAATGGGAACAGCAACAGCAGCACAAGGTGATGTGGAAGTCTCTCGTCGCACTTATCATGAAGGTGCTGATGGATTTCGTACTTCTACCCAAAAGTATGTCAGTAAATTCAAGAAGACGACTGGAAAAGTGGAGGACACGATTTTGAATACGATTCTTCTCGGCAAGCTCAATAAATTCAGTGAGCCGAATTACAATGAAATCAAGGAATTCATCACCCACATTATCGACAGCGGTCAGACCGATATGATTAAATGCTTTATGAACATTGTCTTTGAAAAGGCGGCGAGCGAAGAAATCTTTTGTCCGCTCTACGCGCGTCTGCTTAGCGAATTGAGCACACAATATCCCGTTCTTCTTACCGAAATGGAAAATCTGTTTTCCGAATACATGAAAATCTTTGAAGAAATTGTGGATTCTAGCTCCGAGACGTATAACGAATTATGCAAACGAAATGTGGAAAAGAAATATCGCCGCGGTTATTCACAGTTTCTTACGGAACTTATCAAACACAATAGTATTGATACAGCCACCTTCATGAAGACGATTACGACCATCATTACCCAAATTGAATTGAATCTGCGCATCGTGGAATCCATTAAATTGAATGAAGAATTTGCTGATTGTCTGATGAAGATCATGAAGGCAATTAAAACAAACCTTCCGCAGGAGGAAGAACATGATGAAAATCATATCTATCAAATTCGTACCATTCTCAAGCATGATATGATTGATCGGATTCAACCATTGACCCTTCGTCATCCTGATTATATGGGAGTCAGCAACAAAGCACGATTTACCTTTCTGGATATTTATGAAAGCATTCAGAAATTTTAAAATCATAGCCTATCATAGAAATGAAATCTCTTCGTAGAAAACATCGTAGAAAACATAGCAGCAAGCATAGCGACAAGCATCCTAACAATACGGCTCTTTTATCCTCTACTAAAAAAGCAGTGACACAAACACGTACGCGTGTGAAAAAACAATTATTATCTTTCCTATACAACACAAAAAAGAATATCAAACGTATGACTACCAAAGTAGATAAAACTGTAGCAAAGAACATAAGTTCACTTACCAAAAGACGTTTTTAGAAAAAATATTTTTTAATGATCTTTGATTACCATTAATTATAAAAATTTGATTTCCATTTGTTGTCATGTAAACGTATCCTATCCATTTGCACGAAAACAAAGTAACCATACTAAATAGAATGTCGAATAATAAATCAAATGTACCTCATGATAAGGATGATGATAAAGATAGTGATTCTAGTGTGGACACCAATGGAAATCTTCGAAATTTAATTGACTATGATTCTTCTTCCGAGGATGAAACTGCGACTGCAATTGTTCGTTCCAATCATCCATCCGCACGTCCTATGCGTCAAGCTGCTATTGCCGCTCTTCAAAAAATAACCGAAAAAACAACGGAGCCAATCATTCATTATCCAGCCGTTCGACGTAAAGTGATGTCCTATAAGCGCAAATACGATGTATGTGAAGTAGAACCCTTTCCCATGGAAGACACGGATTCAGCCTATGATGGATCGTCCGAAGAAGACGAAGAAGACGACGACGAAGATGATGACGAAGACGAAGATGATGACGAAGACGAAGACGAATACGAAGACGAGGAAGAAGACGAAGACGAAGAGATTGATTTAGAATTGGATTCAGAAGAGGAAGAGGAAGAAGAAGAGGAAGAATATGAAGAAGACGAAGAAAATGACAATATGCCAGATCTTCCCGTCGATAGAGGAATTGGAAGATTTCTTCTCGCCCTCGGTCGCTCCCCCACCGAACACATGATGATTCCCAAGAAATACAATATGAAAACTGAGCCAGAGAGCGTTCAAAAATTTGTGAAACTTCTTACCTCTCCTATGGAAGAAAATACCATTGATACACAAATTAGTCAATTTAAAGATCTTGCAATTGAAAAGCAAAATGAAATCATTCATGCCTTGGAAAATCGTCCCGTCGTCAATGATAGTAGTATGAATTTGATGCTCAAGATTCTGACACTTACCTTACCAACCGATGTGCAAGCCATGATTCTATCCAAATATAACAGTCTACAGAGTCTTGACACGGGAAGCAATGAATACTTCAAACTTCGCGCATGGCTCGATAAAGTAGTGAGCATTCCCTTCGGATTCTATAAACAGATTCCTGTTCAATTGGAGGATGGTCCCGAACAATGTGGTGAATTTATGAGAAGCGCCAAGAAATGTCTTGATGCTGCTATTTACGGACAAGAGGAATCCAAACTACAAATCATGCAGTTCATCAGTACGAAGATCGCAAATCCTGATGGACGCGGACTTTGTCTTCTTCTCACGGGTCCCCCTGGCATTGGTAAAACATCGCTGATTAAGAATGGAATTGCCAAAGCATTGGGTTGGCCCTTCCAATTCATTTCTCTCGGTGGTGATTCTGATGCGAGCACGTATACTGGTCATCAATTGGTCTATGAATCGTCTCATTGCGGAAAGATTGTCAATTCTCTCATTGCCTCTAAGTCCATGAGCACCGTCCTCATGTTTGATGAAGTAGATAAGATTTCACAGACAGCAAAAGGTGAAGAAGTTATGAATTTGTTGGTTCATTTGACCGACCCTGTTCAACATGCAGATTTTGAAGACAAATACTTGTCAGGCATCCCCATTGATTTGAGCAAAGTTATGTTTGTGTTTTCAGCGAATGATATCAATAAGATTGATAAGATTCTACTCGATCGTATGATGGTCATTGAACTCAAGGGATATGATTTGAAACAGAAAACAGTCATTGCTGAGAACTATTTACTCCCCATTGCCTTGAAAGAGGTTAATATGGTGGAAAAGATTACGATTTCCACCGACATTCTCACCACCGTTATTCAGGAGTATGCAAATGAAGAAAAAGGTGTTCGCGAACTAAAACGAAGCATTGAACAAATTACACAAAAAGTCAACATGCTACGTATGTATAATTCTCCCGATCTTCCCTTCTACATCAAGGACTTTACTCTTCCCTTCGTTGTCAAAAAAGAACACATGCCTCTCTTTCTGAAAAAGAAAGAGGCGTCAGATGCTCCACCGCCTCATATGTATATGTAACTCACTAGTCATGTTCTATTTTTTATACGATTTTTATAAATGATCTTGAAAATGATTTTTTATAAATGATCTTGAAAATGATTTTTTATAAATGATCTTGAAAATGATTTTTTATAAATGATCTTGAAAATGATTTTTTATAAATGATCTTGAAAATGATTTTTTATAAATGATCTTGAAAATGATTTATGCAATGATTTTTTGAAATGATTTTTGCAATGATTTTATGGGAACCTTCTGTCTTTCGGACAGAACCTCCTAAAGCCTTTCCTATTATCTATTTCTAGTATGAAATTTCCTATCACACGAGACCAGATACTTGCTTTTGATCCTGTGAAGAATCAAGAAGAGGAAGATGAGGTGACTCTTACTAAACATATTGAATATACATTGTATTGCATAGCAAAGGCATTCAAAGAATATATGATGCATCCAAAAAGGAACCCTGAGTCCACAGCATTTATTATTAGAAATATAGAATACATGCGTCGTAATATTTACAATTCGCGCTCCTTAGAGGAACGTCTTCATAAAAAAGAGATCTATTATCCACGCCTCTTAGAAGAACTTCACAAGAACTATATCGATTGTACAATCACATTGAATGACCATCTGATGATTGATTGGTCCCCAACGGGGCAGCATGCTCTGTCCTAACGGGGTAGAAACCTGATCATTTATTTTCTATTTATTCCGTTAAACGCTTATATAGATCACATAATTCCTTCTTCAGCATCTTAGGAGAAATATCATCAACACCCATTGAAATTAATAATGTTATTAATTCCTCTTTAAGCATTCCTTTACACTCATCCACATTTTTTGATGCAACACGAGGTTTTCTTCTGACTGATACGTTATTCACTACACGAGGTTGATTGCCAATTGATAGTCTACCAAAATGATTACCAAATGAATTATGATTCTTGCTAGATGCGGATGGTTTTACAGCCACGCGAGGTTTTCTTCTGACCGATACATTGTTGCGCACTCCCATCTTCAATTTGGCAAATTGACTATCTGATACACTGTTATTTACTCCCATCTCCAACGCATTAATTTGTCTTTGTATTTCAGCAATATTATTATTATTATTATGACGTGATGCCTCTAATGCCGCCTGCAATTCGGCATTCTCATTATTAGATGCCTTACGAGATTTTTGGACAGATGCCTTGGGTGCCTTGCTTTTTCGTGAAGCTTGTTTCGCATATCTTGCTAAAAGTTTTGCTGTGGCGTTGGCGTTCTCTTGCGCCTTTTTTTCAGCATTTTCTAGCACACTGATCTCTGCTCTTTTCTGTGCTTCCGTTCTACGATTCACTCCATCAATCGGATAAAGAAGTCCATAATGATTATTTGCAAGAAAGAGAGAAATCGTAGGCAGATCTCTTCCATGATTATGTTTTGGTCTATAAACAGCTTTTGTAATAGCATATGCTGGGGGGTTTTCTGGATGAGTTACTTTATTTACTCCATATATGTGTAGATTACTATGTAAAATCGTTGAAACAGTTGACACCATTGTATCAAATGAATTCATAGCCCATTCGCCTGATTTCGCAAGATTACGCCTAGATTTATAATTTGCGTTCGATAATGTACTACGCAAATCATGATCTGTTTCAAGTATTTTCATAAATTCTTGTACAATATACCGACGTAATTCGATATGATCGGTAGGATTCCTAACACCTCTTATCTGCTCACCCGTTCGAGCATAATATGCCGCAATGGAATGAAAAAAACAATTTCCATCATCTAACACTTTCACATATTGAAATTCTGGATGCTCGCGCTCAAATGTTGGTAAACAGGAACGCGAATCTTCAGGGTCATCACAAAACAAAATATAATCGTTATGATTCGCTGCCATCTACTATCCTCTTTTAAAATATTACACCTTCCGAAAATAGAAAATATAATTGGAAGCAGAACATTGCGGCACCTGTAATCGCCCAGCACGTTCATCATCGAACCACCACCATTCCCCCGTCATCGGATGCTTAAATTGCGCAGTATAATGTCCTCCCATATGCGTACCATGATGGTCCGATACACCACGAAGCTCATACGTCCATGCCTCACGCGCCTGTTCCGCCTCTTCCGCAAAGAATTCATTGAACGAAATGTTGCCTCCATCATATGGACACGGCGTCATAATCTTATGACCATCATATCGGAAGCGTCGGATGGTTAAAAAGAGATTCGGTGGCAGACGCCATACATGGGACTGAAGACGCGCAGTATGGCGCCCCTTACACGCATCACATTGATACCCTTCAATCTCCGATGCTTCATTCACCTCATTGCGAATCCAATCCTGAAGCGTAGAACCCTCACAAGGGACTTTCAACGCATTGAATACTTCCCATTGATAAGTACAATTTGAACAATTAGTACATTGAACAGTTTTTCGCATCATGCCGAAGAAGAGTTGTACGATTTCGCTGCTATTTTTGGAGAGGTACCGATTCCATCCATTTTGCGCCATGATACGCATCTTTTCGGGGGGGGATGCATTGGCTGGGATTTCTCGTTCCGTCCAGACAATTTGTTGCTTCATAGCTTCATGAAAATGATCCAATAAATAGACAAGATATTCGTGACTATCATTTGGCACAGGCATGCCAAACATTTCATAAGGCGTTCCTCGTACTGCCTTACGCACCTCTGAAATGAATCCAAGGGGACGAACATATGCTGGCTGATACGCCGACCATAATGACACTAGAATGTCTTGATACGCCAATAAGATTCGCTTGTCCGCATTATCTTCGGGGACATCTTTGAGTTGCTCCTTACATGGCTGGGTCAAACAAAACGCATTCCATTCAGGACACGCACGAAGCAATTGTAGAGTAGAATTACAATAGCATGTATTTCCCATGTTCTGGATTCCGACAACACCTTTCAACAGAGGATCACGATTGTCTTGTTGCTGTTGTTGCACATGACCTGGCGGCACATGACCTGGCGGCACATGACCTGGTGGCACTGGCAGCTCCATATATGAATATGATGCATGTTATACTTAAGTACTCAAAACATTTCTATGAATAGATGTCTCGCCCCTTATATTCCATCCCGATTCTAAACGAATTGCATGAATTATACCCCGATCTCCTTTATCGCCCTTCACGATTTCTATCAGGTAATGATGTGATCACATATATTACAGAACGAGGTATAAGACGACCTTTTCTACAAGAATCCAGACGCTATTCTCAACCACAACCACAAACACAAACACACACACAAAGCATCTTTACTGATGAATTTGATATTATCATGTATGGTGGACGTGTTGCACCACGAATCTATCCTTCTCCTGCGACTGTTTCTAATGCTTCTGATGTAACTGTTCCGAATAGCACCACAAATAGTGCGATGAATCCCAATGCAAATGAATTTATTCCCCTATTGGCTCCTTCCCCCATCGATCAATTACTTTCCTATTTTATACGGGAAAACATGATAGATGCTAATTTTTCTATGAGTGACATTCCTCTACAACCTCTTCGCCCCACCGAGAACCAGCTTCGTGAACATACTACGGTTCAAACCCTCATAGAAAATCCAGAAGCGAATTGTGCGATTTGTCAGGATGCGATGACGGTAGGACAAACGACACGTCGCCTTCATCATTGCCAACATACGTTTCATTTATCATGTGTGGATGCGTGGTTTTCCTCACATCCTACATGTCCTACTTGTCGCCATGATATTCGTTTGGAATGATGTCTTATGGGTGGTAAGTAGATATGAGTGCAGCTAGTGTTGCTAATGCTTCTGTGAACAATAATGTGAAACCATCGGGAAAACGTAGCCGCGGCAACCGCGGCATTTTTGAATAGCAGCTATCAAGCCGTTTCAATCCCTGTCGAAGAACGTCCTAGAAAACTTCCAGAACAAGCTGCTATACAACATGCTATGAATAGAGCTAAAACATATCATGCACAACAATCTAAGACAAATTCCAATTTATATAGTGGCGGACGTCGCTCTCACCGCAGAAAGAGAGTATCTCGTCGTAAATCGCACAAGCGTACATAAATTTATTAATGTTCGTTTGGAATACGTACGGTGATGTTTTTTATGTGTGATAAGTAGATATGGCTGCGAATCGTATGAATGAAGATGAGAAATATGAAGAAGATGACTATAAGTCAAATACCACCGAGCTTGACACTTCTATGGAACTAAACGATGAAGACGAAGAAGAAGGCGAACCATTAGAAAGAACTATACCACCGAATGCTAGACCTATCTTACCACCGTCACCACAACAACGGTCGCCACCATCTGGTGGACGTCGTTCTCACCACAAGCGCAAAACACATCATAAGCGCAAGACGCACCACAAGCGCAAGACACATCATAAGCGCAAGACACATCATAAGCGCAAGACGCACCACAAGCGCAAAACACATCATAAGCGCAAGACACATCATAAGCGCAAGACACATCATAAGCGCAAGACGCACCAC